TTTGGATTTTATTAATTCTTGTAATTTCTGTAACAGTATTGTTATAGTCCTCATCAAGAAGCTTTAGGTTCTCTTGTATTTCAAATACTTGTGTTTGCTTTGTAGTAATAGACTCGGCCTTGAACTCGTGAGGAATTCCTTGCTTACAAGTTGGACAGTCATCATTGTCGTGGAAGAACCTAATCTCTTTATCCAACTTGGATAGTTTATCAATGGTCTTTTCCTTTAGGATAACAGACTTCTCCATTCTCTTGGTTAACTTGTCGAGGTTAGTAGTTTGCTGAATCTTTTCCTCTATTGTCTTACCCTTGATTGTAAGATCATCATTACACATATCAATCTCAGCTTCAGTCTGCTCAATCTTTACATTATTCTCATCAACTTTATTCTGTACATCTTTCTTTAAAGAATCAATGTAACTATTCTGAATGTTAATCTTCTCATCAACAAGATCGCTATCATACTTTGCTTGCTTCAAGTCATCTTGGTTAGAAGAGACCTTACCCTTTAACAAAGTATTCATTGTGGTAAAGACTTGAATGTCAAGAAGGTCTTCGATAACTTCTCTTCGCTGGGCGGCAGGAAGTTGCATGAATGGAACATAGGTAGAGGAACCAAGAACAACTACTTGAGAGAATGTTCTGTGGTTCATCTTAACAATCTGCTTCTCGATTACTTCTTGATAGTCTTTACTATCAGCATCTTGATTGAGTAGTTGATCATTCTTATGAATCTCAAACCTGTTAGGCTTGATACCTCTAATGATCTTATAGTTAGCATTACCAACTACAAACTCAAGTTCAACACAAAGGTCTTTACCATTGATGGAGTTAATAAGCTGAGGCTTATTGATTTTTCTGAATGGCTTATTATAGAGAGCAAATGAAATAGCATCAAGAATGGTTGACTTACCAGAACCATTCGTACCTACAATCAGAGTTGACTTATGCTTAGTAAGATCAATCTCTGTAAATATGTTACCAGTGGATAGAAAGTTCTTCCACTTCACTTTCTTAAATAGTATCATTGCTTAGTCTGTATTTCCATTGCCTCAACATACAAGTCACCAAGTAACTTGTTTAGCTTAGACACATTGTCTTTGTTGCTGATATATTGATCGGAGAACTTTCTAATGATTGTTAGAGTGTCCTCTGCATCGGATATTATACTTGAATCTTCTTCTAAGTCAAGATGTAAATGATCCTCAACTACCTGAAGGTCAGCAACACCTGCTCTCTCAATTCTATCGATAACGCTGTCAAACCAATATGGGTTTGTTTTATTCTTGACAATAACTTTTACAAACTTTCCGTTGAGGAAAGAGTAGTCATCAAGAACTACATCATCACGTTCCTTATCAAGGTCATCGTAGTGGCACTTTTCAAATAGAGTCAAGTCATGCTTAACAAACTCAATCTCTCTTGTCTCTGTATCAAATACATGGAAGCCTTTAGGATCATCATAATCAGACCACACAATCTCATAAGGACAACCAAGATAGGTCACGTTACCCTTTGTTGATCTATGGTGATAGTGACCGGAGAGCACAACATCAAACTTCTTGAAAATCTTAGCATCATACCCATGATCAATAACTGTACCCTTCTGCATCTCAAAGCCAGCAAGCTCAAGATGGCCAAAGCATACTTGCGCATCTGTGTCTGCAATCTTTTCAATCACTGAATCAAAGTTATCACTACACATCCACGGCACAAATAGAATATCTGTACTACCAAACTTAACTTCTGTTGCTCCTGTATACCAATTAATGTTGTCTGGTCTATTGGTACCAAACAACTCTGTCATACAATTGACTTCGTTTGTATTCTTATAGAATGTATCATGGTTACCAATAATAACATGTAAGTTTAAATTAGCATCAATAACACGATTGATGAATTGGTCTCTAAACTTTCTCAATGAGAGATAGCTGATATACTTTCTTCTATCTACAATATCACCTAGGTGGATGATAGTATCAATATTATTTGCCTTGAGATAAGGAAAGAACACCTCATTGTAGAATCTACCAATGAAGTCAGAGAATATAGGACTATCACCACGCCCGCCAAAATGCGTGTCTGTGACCAGAGCGATCTTCATAATTTATTCTTCCTTAATTAACTTCTCTAGGCCTTTCTTTGCTTGCCTTTCGGTCTTCTTCTTTAGAGCACTTGCCTCAAACTGTTCAATGAACGTATCCATATAGTCATTCGATGTATAGTCAGTGATCTCAATATCAAACTCACCAAGTTCATCCAACTCTTGAAGGTTCATCAACTCGTGGTTAATCATCTTCTGCTGAGTAACCTTATGCTTTACATACATGTATTTCTTTTCCTTCTGAATACGGCGAAGGAAAGCAAAGTAGATAATTTGTGTAAAGTAGGAGAAAGGGTTTGTAGACTTATCAGGGTCAAAGTTGTGGAAATAGTTAATACAGTTTTCCAAACCATCCGCAATCATTTCATCGCGGAATGTATAGTTAATAAAGTTAGGACTATAGGAGAGCTTATTGGCAATCTTGATTAAACAATCACCAATGTAATGTGGAATTACAGGTTTTGATAGACCCTGTGCCTCGGCGGCAAGGACCTTCTTTTTAAATTCCACTATAGCCTTATAGAATTCATCATTACTAACGTAGTGATTAGCTTTGTCTTTAATATCGGTCATTACAAATCCTTTTTCAACATTTTGTTATTATATTACATTCAATAAGTTAGTTCAACCCGTTGACTTTTTGCGCTGTGTTAAGTATAATCACCTTTGTGGGGGTCAGATATATTAATTAGTGCAAAATAGGGGTAGAAGAGGATACAACAGCAACCCCATCTAGCTCTTCATCATCTATTTCCACTTCAAGTGGACTATCACTATAGTCATCTTGAAGACCACAGATGTCCTTTTCTAGATCTTCATCTAGTATCTGTTGGAACCTTTCCATAAACGTCAGATAGTACCTAATGATGCGTTCATTAGGTTTAGAGAAGGCAATGATTGAGCTTTTCTTTAATGCTACAATATTGTTCTCTGAGAAAGGCATTAGTTTAGAAGTTGTAACATTTGTTGTTTGGTTAATAGTAGTCTTTAACCTAACTACAACAGGATACTTCATCACAACATCATCTTCCGATTCGTTGTGAAGTTCTCCAACAATGAATGAGTCATCATCGCTCAGTTTGACAAGAATGAATGCTGCCATAACTTACCTCAATTGATAGCTCGTGATTTTGTATTCGAACTTCTCACTAGTATAAATTCCTACTCGCTCAATAAAATGCTTTAGGGTATGATTCTTAGCTTTCTTCCAAGAAAGATCATCAGCTATATCATACAATGTTGCTTGCTCTTTATTGTCGCCTCTTCTTAACGCTCTACCTATTGACTGCAAAGATCTAATTCTAGATTTTGTAGGTGAAGCAAATACAACATTGTGTAGGTTTCTAATATTTATGCCAGTTGAGAACGTGCCATATGAGGCAACGATGATAGCATTATCCTCCTTCTCTGTAATCTTTCTTACAAGCTCTCTATCCTCTACGTCTACATCACCAGATACAAAGAAGATATGTCTATTGTCTGTATTCTGTTTTGTAATCATTTCGTGGAGAGGCTTACCATGCTTTTCAACAAACTGGTAAAGGATAAGAGTGTTACCCTTCAAGTGTAGAGACAGCTGAGATATAAAATTGTTCCTTGCTTCATTACGAACAAGGAAATCAATCTCATCATGGTATTCTGTTCTACTATATTCTTTCTTGTTGGCATCCGTATGCTTGAGTACAATGGCCTGAATTTTAAAGTCAGCAAGATGCTTCTGTTCAATAAGTTCAGCAGTAGTAGTTACTTTCTTTACTGCTCCAAACAAACCTTCAAGTACCAACTTATGTGTTTGTGTACCATCGAGAGTTCCAGTAAAGCCTAATCTGATAGGACACTTAGTCATCTTCTCCAGAATAGATGTAAGCGACTTGGCCTTATATTGGTGGGCCTCATCTCCAATGATAACATCAAATTGTTCATACCATTGTCTTGGCATCTTATAGATCGATTGCCAGGTTGATATAACAATTGGTTTATCGCTCTGTTTCTCTCTTCCAGACATGATTGTGTGAATCTCATTCTCATCACAACCATATGAAACAAAGTCACCCTTCATTTGCTCAACTAGGGAGATTGTTGGAACGATGACTAGTGTCTTGAAGTGTTGATTGAACCACTTCGTGATCATATAGATGATTAATGACTTACCAGAGGCAGTAGGGGATACTAGTAGAGCTCTTTTTGTTCTAATGGCATGTAGGAATGCTTCTAGTTGATAGCCTCTTGGCTTAAATGGTAAGTTGAGGCTTTGAATAAAGTTAACCACTGAATCTTCGTCAATAGCTGCAAAGCCATCGACATTCTTATCAAAGACTACCTTATAGTCTCTTGACTCACAAAACTTTTGGATATAAGGAATCAATCCAAAGTAAAGTCTTCTACTCATTGGATTGTATAGATGTATATCGCCTGACCATACCTTGTTGCGGTAGGCAGGCATAAAACGATAACCAGGAACCTTGAAAGTAAAGTAGTCCTTCAGCTCCATCGCAACACTAGCGTCACAATCAACTGTCACATACACATCATTAAATTTTGAGACGACTAGTGTTTCTGTCATTGTCCTGTCTTAAACTTTTCCCAATCAATGGCACTCTTAACCTGGAACCCTAAGTTCATAATTGACTTAATGATTGACTCCAATACGTCAATCTTTTCTTGCTGAACAGCTATTCTAAGGTTAAGAGTAATAATATCTGAATCGCTATCAATATATGTAGGCACGTCTTGTTTCAGGATTTTTTGTAGGAACGGTTCCCACTTCATCTCCTCAAGTGTCTCTTGGTCAAGAACACCTGTATAATATTCCCACTTCAGCTTCTTCAGCTTCTTCATGTCTTGCTCAAGCTTTCTAAGCAGTAGACGTTCGTGGGAGAATAGTTTAAAGTACTTGTGGTGAAGTTTAGGTATGTTCAATGCAACGTCACCGAGTTCTGTTCGGTCAACTTTGCTATCCTTCTCCCATTCACCAAATATTTCTTCAAGCTTCATAATAAAGTTCCTACTATACCAGTAGGTATATTATACCCTAAACAGTGTGAAGGGTAAACAGCAAGCATCTAAAGGTCACTGTTGCATCAATATAAGTTAAATCTGAATCTTGAGAATTAAATTCAAGATCACTCAGGACAACAGGGAACAAATCTCTAAATCTAACCTCAATGTTGTTTTTATTAGCAGAATTTAAAATTAACAGTGTACCGTCAGATGAATATGTACTATAGATGTCATTAGGAAACAAAGCGTTTGTGTTGGGAGCGCTAAATTGTTCTGGTCGACCAATCTGATGCATCCAATCAAATATTTCTCTATAGTTAGTTAGATCTTCATCTACCTTGAACCTTACAACAAAATCATTGTACACGACCTTTTCAGGATAACGAATGACCTTAAAGGGTGTTTGTAGCTCAGCATCCTCGACTGTAATGCCAGGAAGGTTTACAGACGTTACATTTAGGATAGTATTAGGAATCTTCTGAATTGCTAACTGATAACCTAGTGGTGATAAAAAACTTTTTTGGATGGCCATGTGAATACCTACTGATCTACAATAAATCCGTTGAAACTATTTTTGGTGATATAAATGTTTAGAGTGTACCTGTTATGGTCTGTTCTATTAACATAATAATGTTCACCATGCTTTTGATTTTCAAAAATTAAAGCTCTGTTAGCTTTCCAGCCAACATTATATAATTGCTTGTTATCATCTAATAAAATTGTTCCATTGCCTTTTCTGGGATATAGAAAAACAACTATACTGATATATTTATCTGGATGATCTTTATGGACATTATACACATATCTAGGCTCACAACACACAAGATCGGCCTTAACATATAAATTAGGCAGCAACAATGCTACTAATTTACTCCTAATAACATCTTCAATTTGTTTGGATACTGATATATCATGATGCAATAAAATTGATTTTTTAATTGGCCACAAAATATTTTTAATATCATGCTGACAGCTTTTATCAACAAAAGTGTAGTGTTCATCAATATCTTTTAGTTTCAATAATAAATTAAAAACATCTTGTGGTAAGAAATTATCTTGAATGTAAAAATCCCAGGGTGTATTAAATTGTGTCAACGTTGGGTAATGACCAGGTGCAACAGGAATCATTTTCCCTCCTTCAACCCCTCATCAAATCTTCTTCCAAGTCTTGCTAAAGGAATAACATGTTCTTTATATGCTTTTGTTTGTCTAAACCTTTCAATGGCTTTAGCTACCTGTGTTGTTGCTCCCTGTATGTCATCACACATTGCACAAGGTAGAATCTGAGTTCTA